TCCCCAGCGAATGATACGATAGGGAGCGCAATTAAGAGTGCGGTTAATAATTTCATATATATTGCTCTGGATGAGTATGTTTATGAAGCATTGAAATTGCAGAATCAAGATCATTACTAAAAAAATAACGATTACCAATTAAGCTTTCATTATTATTTTTAATTAATTGATTGGCAAAATTGCATGCATCTGAACTTGAATATTCTTTGATGTTATGAGTATTAAAATCGATAATAAACATTATGCAACCTCTCTTTCGCTCATATGTTTAAAAACAATATATTTAATTTGATTGAGTAGCTGTCTAGCTTGATTAGCATATTTAGGATCAACCCAACCATCATTGTGCTCATGAAGATCACGGCCAATTAATTCTTGAGCGTCAGACATCATGCCTGCGATTAACATTGGAAGATTGTCAGAATTTTCTGTTACAAGGGTTTCTAGATATTCTGTTGAACATCCGAACATTTGATTATTGTCTTGTTTTGTCATTTTTAAGTCCTCTTCAGTAAGTTAAAGTAGCGTTGTTGCTACAGTTCCTATTATCCATAGATTTCGAATATGTGCAAACTTTCTGCAAAAAATGTTAATATAGGCAAAATTCATCACTTTTAGGACAATATATGATAATTACAGCCAAACCCATCGACTCCCTCATCCCCTATGCCAACAATGCACGAAAACACGATGAAAATCAGATAAAACAGATTGCGTCTAGTATTAAAGAGTTTGGTTTTAACAATCCAGTCTTAATTGACAAAGACAACGGCATTATTGCAGGCCATGGACGCGTTTTAGCGGCCCAACGGCTCGGTTGGACAGAAGTCCCAACCATAGCCCTCGAACATCTCACAGAAACACAGAAAAAGGCCTTTATACTAGCCGATAACAGGATCGCTATGAACTCCAGCTGGGATAATGAGATATTAGCCATAGAACTGGAAGCATTAAACGGTGAAATGGACTTAACAGACCTAGGCTTCGAGCCAGGTGAGATTAATAAACTTCTAAATGGCGATATTATTGACGGATTGACCGATGTAGACGACACGCCTGCAACTCCAAAAGAACCCAAGGCCATGTATGGCGATGTCTATCAACTGGGCGAACACAGACTTATGTGTGGCGATTCCACAAAAGAGGAAGATGTTCAAAAATTACTATACCCATATGGGGATGAAACCATGCATTGCATCTCCGATCCTCCATACGGCATCGCATATGACCCTAAAACTGACAAATACGACATGATTAAAAATGATGATGTATTTTTGGATTACATAGGATTAGCCAAAAAATATACAAACGGATTTTTTTATATGTGGACTGGATACCAGGTCGTTGATGAATGGATGAAACGCATTAAACAAGAATTTGCAAAAGTAACTAATATTATTATATGGCACAAAGGCGGTGGAGGCATGGGCGATTGCATGCGAACCTTATCATCTGATTTTGAAATAGGATTAGTAGTTCACAGGGATAATCTAATTCAATCAGGCCGCATAGGATCGGTTTGGGATTTTCAAGAAGAAGAAAAAGCAGAATGGATCGCCAAGGCTAGCAAGGATGAATTAAAACAATTAGTCAATCGAATGACTGAAGGCCCAGTGGTCTGGAAGGTAGGAAAAGACAACACAGCCTTTTACATGCATCCTACTCAAAAGCCAGTCGAAGTAAATCAAAAGGCATTAAAACACTTTACCAAACTAGGTGATGTGGTCGTAGATTTATTCTTGGGATCAGGCAGCAATCTAATTGCATGTGAAACATTACAAAGAAAATGTGCTGGCATGGAGCTTGACCCAAAATATGTTGATGTGATCATTCAGCGATGGGAAGAATTTACAGGCAAGAAAGCCGAAAAGATAGATGGCGTTAATATTTAGAAACGAACACCAAGAACAAGTAGCTCTAGTCCAATGGTTTAGATTACAGCATCCAAAACAGATAAAATGCCTATGGGCCATACCGAATGGCGGTGTTAGAAACATAGGCACCGCTATCAAACTTAAAAGAGAAGGCGTCGTCCCAGGCGTCTCTGATCTATTTTTAATGATTCCAAATAGCACTAAACATGGCCTTTTTCTAGAAATGAAGGCAAAAAGTGGTAAATTAACCACAGATCAGAAAGAATTCATAAATCTTGCAGAATCAATGGGTTATGACGCAAAAGTGGCATATTCTTACGAGGAAGGCAAAGAAATCATAAAAAAATACTTGCAGGAATAAATCAAACTAGAGTAATCTCTGTTCTGAAACACAATACAAGAAAGGACAAGATGCACTACTATCAACACAATATTGCTGATTATAGAAAGGATACAAGTCACCTTACGCTACTAGAACACGGTGCATATCGGCAACTGTTAGATCAATACTACCTCAATGAACAACCATTGAGCCTAGACGAAACAAAGATATTCAGGCTGCTATCAGCCAAAACTACGGAGGAAAAAAATGCTATCAAATCTGTGCTTGGGGATTTCTTTACTCAAACTGAAGCTGGCTATATTCATAGACGCTGTGAAATTGAGATTCAAACTTTTCATAGTAAAAGTGAAGTCGCTAGTAAATCAGCAAAAGTAAGATGGCAATGCGAACGCAATGCGAATGCAATGCCAACGCATAGCGAACGCAATGCTAACCATAAACCATTAACCATTAACCATAAACCATTAACCAATATAGATATACATGACGATTTTGAGAGATTTTGGATTGCATATCCTAAAAAGGTAGGCAGACAGGCAGCCTTAAAAGCCTGGAATAAAACAAAACCAAATATAGAAGAAGTCTTAATAGCATTGGAATGGCAAAAGGAAACAGACCAATGGTATAAAAACGGTGGGCAATTCATTCCTAATCCAGCAACATGGATTAATCAAGGAAGACATATGGATGAAAGGCCTGAACAGATAACATTCTAGGAGATCAGATGTTAAATGAAATGATGTGCTTAAGTATGATCATGTTTGGAGAAGCAAGAGGTGAGCCACAGATTGGTCAAGTGGCAGTGGCATATACCGCTGTAAATAGAAAAGCCGATCCAAACTATCCAAAAACGATATGTGATGTCATGAAACAAAAATCACAATATCAATTTATGGATTATGGGATGCCAACGCAGCAACAAGTGGCTTATTTATATCCACTAGCGAAAGCAATCCTAGAAAAGAAAATAGATGATCCTACGCGAGGCGCAAAATGGTTTCATACGAAACAAATGCAAAAACCCATATGGGCTAAAACAAAACAAATTAAGGTAGCATATAACAATCATATTTTTTACTGACTAAAAGGATAAGACATGGACAACATAGCATTATGGACAAAACAAATAACAGGTGAAATAGATGTTGAAGCAGTTATAAAAGAAAAGCTCATGCCAGCCGAAGACATTGTGAAAGAATATTACACAGGTCTTCGGGAGGATGGCAGCGCATACTTTAATATTACAAACTCACCACATAGAAAAACTAACTTCAGACCTAATATTAGAGTAACATTCGATAGAAGAAACTGGAAAATTAAAAGCGTTGAATTGGTTGAAGTAAACCAATATAGGAGTAAACATGGTTAACCAAGAAGTAAAAGCTTGGCTTATAGAAGAAACAGATCAGCACGGAAAGGTGGTATGGAGGATAACTTCATTCTTTGAGCCTGATAGCGTTCAATGGACTAAAGATATAAAAGGCAAGAAGCACAATGTCGTTATTTCAAAACTGGGCGTAATAGAATCTAAAACAATTATAGGAATTGAGAAAAAGTATGACTCTTCAAAATTTGTGGTCGGTCTTTAAAATTGCTGGGTTTATTATGTGGATTATTATTTTTTTGGTGGTATCGTTGGTCTTATTCTACTTGTGGGAATATTTCAATGATTGAAAAGATTTTAAAATTTGCAATAAAAACTTTAATGTTTAGCGGAATTTTAGGATTAGTGATGGGAATAGATTTGATGTTAGAATTGGTATTTATCAGATGAGTTATACCATGGAAGTATTATTTAGATATATTGTATTTGATGACTTTGGAGAGCCACATAAACGCTTCAGAACAAAACATGAAGCTGAAGTATATGTGATGAACAAACCAAGTCATTCAATTAAATCGTTGCCTAAACCACCAAAAGAGAATATGTTTGAACTGTATGAGGAAGCACCATATTAGGAGAATAAAATGATAGAACAAGATAAGAAAGGCTTTAAAGGTATGATGAATACAGTCATGTCTATATACCAAAAACCACAATGCGATCAAGATACATTGAGAGTGTGGTGGGCCAAACTAGAAAGATACGAGTTTGAGAAAGTTACACAATCCTTCAATCAATGGGTAGATTCATCAAAGCATGCACCAACGGTCTTTGATATATTAAGTCTAGTCAGACCCAAAATAGAATTTGCACCAGCCCTCCAGGCACCTAAACTAACCCTAGATCAAAACAGAATGCATGCAGCTAATGTAGTGGCCTATGTATCTGAACACGCATCTAAAGAAAAGAAACTAAAAGACATGCGAGCCTGGGCTCATAGAATCCTAGCTAACCCTAAAAACTATCCATCTATATCAATACAATTTGCTGAACAGGCGGTAAGAGCTAAATGATAGCAGTCTTATTTGCAAGGCAAGATAGCAGATATAAAGAATTACAAGGATATGATGTGTATGACATTGACAGAGATGCTAGAAAATATAATGGCAACGATCCTGTAATAGCACATCCGCCATGTCGAGCATGGGGAAGATTAAGTCACATGGCTAACCCAAGGCCTGACGAAAAAGAGCTTGCATATTTTGCATTAAAACAAGTAAGAAAAAATGGAGGAATACTTGAGCATCCAAAAGGAAGTAAATTATGGAAAGAAGCTCCATTACCAAAACCTGGAGAACCTCAAGATGAATACGGTGGATTTACAATATTAATAGATCAATATCACTTTGGTCATGTAGCAAGAAAATGGACCCATCTATACATTGTAGGAATTAATCGAAATGAACTACCAACAATACCAGTTAGAGAAGGTCAGCCATGGAAAACAATATGTGGTATTACAGGCCAACCTGGAAGACGATGCACTCAATATGAAAGAGAATATAGCCCTGATGGATTGATAGAATTTTTAACAACAATATGCGAGAAAATAAAATGCAAATAAGATGGAAAAAAATAAGTAACTACTGCATAGAGCATGACGAAATATACATATCTAGATACAAGCTGCCCGATAGCGAAAGATATGCCATGTGGCATAACACAAAACTAATACAAATATTTAATTCAGCAAAGGAAGCTAAAGATGCAGCCGTTTCATTTATCGCCACAAAATCTACCAGTTCTAATTGAAAAGCTAAAAGACTTCCTTAACCAAGGTAAATATCCAATAGTCATCATAAGAGAAAACACAAGATCAGAGGAACAACATAGAAGACTGTTTGGACATCTATATAAAACATTAGCCAACCACACTGGATATTCCACAGAGGAAATACATGAGCTGATGAAATACAAATTTTTAAGAGAGATAAAAGAGATTGACGGCCAAAAGATTGATGTAGTCAAAAGCACTAAAAAAATGACGGTGCAAGAAATGGTTGAATTCCAACAAAAGATAGAACAATGGGGCGCAGAGATAGGTTGCAAATTTGATGATTACAATCTCAATAGATAAAAACATAATAGAACATTGTAAGACGATACTGGAAACAACTAACTTCGGACAGCGAGGTAAAGCTGATGGAAATAAGGTAGAACAATATATAGGGATCATAGGTCAATCAGTCGTCATGGATTTATTAGGCATGCCACTGATAGAGTCAACTGGAGGCCATGACGGTGGCATAGACTTTACATACAATAATAAAACATACGATATCAAAACCATGGGCCGTGAAACATATCCCCAGCCTCATTATGTAAACAATTTAATAGCGCTTCAGGCGAACTATGAAGTGGATAGATACATATTTTGCAGCATAAACAAATTAACGGTTGAACTAACCATATGCGGATGGATAAACAAAAAAGAATTTGCTGATAACGCAATTTTTTATCCTGAAGGCACGATTCGAACAAGAACGGACGGAACCACATTCACGACTAAAGCAGGCCTATACGAGTTAAAGAACTCCCAGTTAGTCCAAAGCCGTTCTTTAAAAGAATTTAGAAAGCAGTTAGATGACTAAAGATGAAAGAAAACACTATGAAAAGCTATTTCAAATTGGGTGCATTGTGTGTCGCAATCTTGGGCATGGCTATTCAGCTCCACATATTCACCACATACGGCATGGGGTTGGATTGGCTATGCGTAGCCATTGGAGCTTGGCTATTCCTTTATGCCCTCTGCACCATCAACATGGCGGTCATGGTGTGGCGCTCCATGCAGGCCAAAAAACCTTTGAAGAAAAATATGGCACAGAAGCCGAACTTCTTCATCAAACTTTAACAATACTGGAGGCTAAAATATGTTAGAATTACTGCTCGGTGTAATAATTATGGCAATCGCCATATATCTCATGAATAGGTAAAAATATGAATAAAGTCTACTCAATCAAAGAAGCAGAAGCCATGAATGTGACTATTGGTGATTTCTTTTTAAAAATATTAAATGCAGCAACAAACGGCCACATATTGCATCTACAGACTAAATCCTATGCGGAACATAAAGCCCTACAAAATTATTACGAAGGATTGCCTGATGCCGTTGATACAATTATCGAACAATATCAAGGCGCATATGCAACGATCATAACCTACCCAGTAAGTTATGAAGGCCCAAAAGCAACTCCATTAGAAGAAGTGACATCAATTAGAAATTACATAGTAGCCAATAGAGATATAATCGGACCATATACTTCACTACAAAACGAAGTGGACGCATTATTGAGCCTTGTTGAAACAACCCTATACAAATTGACATTCCTTAAATAATGCCAATAGCTCCTCTCAACACAAAGTGCAGAGAGTTAGGTTGTAAGAACGATAAAACAAGCCGATCCACCTTTTGTAACGATCATGGAGGCGGTATAACAGACAAAGGCCGTGAGAATAGCAAACTATACTCAACTGGATATTGGAAAAAACAAAGAATTATTCAATTAAGTAAAGAGCCCTTATGTGCGGCATGCCTACTAGAAGGTAAAGTGGTCCAGGCGACAGCGATTGATCATGTGTTCCCGCATAGACAGGACGGACAAAAGTTTAAAACCAATTTATTTCAAAGTCTTTGTGTTCATCATCACACTATGAAAACGCAAGAAGAAAACAAAGGAAAGTATCTTCACTACTCTAGCAACGGAATCGTAGAATATACCGATGCAGACTACCTAAATCTCATAGTGTAATAGTCGATTAATTGGTCAGTTTAGGTCAGTTTCAGCAATTTTAAGCAAGTTATAGTAAACATAGTAGAGTTATAGTAAAAATGGTCGAGTTACAGTCAACTTTGATCTATTTAGTCGAGATATGGTCGAGTTATAGTAAACATGATCTGTTTAATGCAAAAATAAGCTAAAAATGGTAGAGTTATAATCAGAATTAAGCCAATTTATGCATAAAAAATGAGCAAAATAAGACATTTAGTAGGAGTTATAGTGATGTAGTCTAAAAGTTAGTCTGTTAGTCAAAAAGTTCAGACATTTAGTCGACATGGTAAAAAATTAGTCGAAAAAGTAAAAAGTTAGTCGAAAAGTTAAACATTTAATCGACTTTTATGGGACATAGTCAGACATGGTGAGGAAATTGCTAACCAAACAGAATTTACGAAAGATTTATAGACTTTGTGCGAGTCTTCCTCCGTTTAATGAGATGCAAATGCCACAGCCACATAAAATTAACTTTAGCGTCATAGATACAAACGAAGTGATGGGCTATTTTCATACAGAACCAATGCGAATAGAAATAGACAAGATGTGTGATACATGGAATAAAATATTTGAAACCATGATGCATGAGTGCATTCATGTAGCATTATATAAAGCCAATCATTCTGATTTTGATCAGCATGAGGCTAAATTTAATAGAATAGCTAAAAGAATATGCGATATGTATAAATTTGATATAAAGGAATTTTAAATGGGAATATTTGATTCAGTATTAGAAATAGGAAGCAAAGTATTAGACAGAGTTATTCCTGATGCGAATGCAAGATTAAAAGCAAAAGAAGAATTAGAAAGGGCATTAAATGACCAAGACTTTCAAATTGCTATTGAGCAGATTAAAATTAACGCAGTTGAAGCACAATCAGAAAGCTTCTTTAAATCAGGATGGCGACCAAGCGTTGGATGGATATGTTCAATCGCATTTGGTTTACACTTTGTTATTCTTCCCTTATTCAACTACTTTATCATGCTCTTTCATGGACAACCAATTCTTGTGCCATTTCAAATGGATACTCTTTTAACAGTATTGCTTGGATTGTTAGGCATGGGAACATTAAGAACAGTTGAGAAAATGAAGAAATGA